TGTTAGAGTAGCTTCTTCTTGTGCACCAGATTCTTCACTCTCTATTTGTTCGTTACCTTCTGCGTTTGTGTCTGCATCATCCGTTGGTATATCGTTTGATGGTTCTTCAAAGTTATCAGGTAAAATTGCTTCGTAATCGTTATTTTCAAACATCGTAACTCTCCTTTTCCCTATGGTTGGGGAATAATTTGAATTTAGACAGTTTAATGACATATCTAGGTCAAAACAAAAAGCACATCAACTAATACGGTGGTTAGTTAAAGTGCTTTATTTCACTTCAATATCACAATTTTCATTTGTTGCAACTTCCCAATCATCTTCAAGAATCCCAGAAAGTGTAAATAAAATATCAGTCGTATCTAGAAAGTCAATCACTTCACCAGTTTTAGTGTGGATTTCAATCTTTCCGTACTTGTAAACCCAATAACCACGCCATACTTTACGTTTAATCGGCGTTCCTGCTATAAAAGTAGGGAATAACTCTTTAAAGGTCATTTCTTTTCTCCCTTCTTATTTGAATTAACTTGCTTTTCTTTAATGTCTAACTCTCTATGCTTCAAGTTAATTTCTTCTTGTCGTTGAATGTGGTCAACTTGCTGTTGTTGTGCTTGCTGTTCCTCATTCATTTGTTGTTGCTGCATCTGTTGTTCTTGTTGCATTTGCATTTGTTGTTGTTGCTGCATTTCCATTTGTTGTTGCTTCGCTTTCAATTCTTGGAGTAGATCATCTTTCTCTGGTATCATTCCATCTGGCATACGCTCAATAAATTGAACTGCATCAATTAACCCTTGACTTAGCATATTTGTAAGTGTTTGTTGTGAAGCGATTTCACTCCAATAAGACGATTCACCAACATCAGCACTAACATTTAGCCATAAGTCTTTTAATTTATTAAAATCGTACATCACTAATTGTCTTTTACTCTCTGTCATTGGTGTTCCATCAGGATTTAATTGTTCTTCACCTGTCATTGGGTCAATTTTAGGCATTTCAACCTCTATTTGCATTGGTCGTTGACCGTAATATGTTCCCATCATGTCAAGTAGAATCTCTCCGATGTCTTCAGTCCATTGATAAGCGTTTGCTTTAGGGTTCTCTAATGGAATAGCTGCACTCTTTTGCACTGCAACAATAGCAGAAGTGTTGTCAGGTCTAACGTTACCTAGTGAAGTATCGTTGATCCCTAACATTTCCTTTGTCTTATCAATTGCAAGCTCTAATACTTGTACAATTTGACCACTCATATTCCCAGGTTCTAAGTAGCCTGCGATATTACGGATGTTTGTGCCGATATCACTACCAAAAATAGGGATAGCAGCACCAATCTCATTGTTCCATTCAGGTACGAAATCAGCGTTGTACACAGCTTTAGGGAAGGCTGTATTCATTAGATGATACATGACCATTGCAAACATACGATTAATGAAGATTTGGTTAGGAAGAATTGCTCCACACTGACTAATGCCATGATAAGAGCCTTTACGCTTCTCCCAATTCATCCAAGCAACAGGGTATTTAGTCATTCCTGTATCCCATTCTTCATAAATGTAAGACTTCTCGGTACTCTTTGAAGCAAATACTGTTTCAACTTCTTCCCCATCTTTCATTACCTTGCGTTTCTCATATAAGATAATGTATTGAGCTTTACCATATCCATCAGCATCCACTTCTATTTTCCCACTATCTCCTGCACTATCTAACGTTGTTTGATCCTCTTGCACTTCATCTGAATCTGTTTTCATCATCTTTTGAAGTTTACTGTATTGTTTCTTTTCTTCTTGTAACTTCTTAACCATGTCACGACCACTAATAATAATATAAGGTTGCGTTTGAACATCATTGTTATTCGCATTACCGAAGTAAACGTTTGTGCCATCTGCTAATTCCATGCAGATCTCACCAGTTACTCCTTCTACCTTCATACCATTAGCAAGGGTCACGACATCCCCAAACGGTTTCTTATTTACATCAAAATAAAAATGCGCTGCTGCATCACCAGTATTGGCTGCATCAAACAACGCATCTTTTAATTTAATATCGAATTTAAACTTCTCTAATAGGTCATTAATCTGTTTAGTTGCTAATTTACTATCATCGAATTGATCTTCTTGTATACTATCTTGCAGTTCTTCTAGGTTAATCTTTGTCTTACCACTTGTTAATGAAGCCACTAAGAAGGTAATAACCCTTCGAATAATATTAAACACAGGTTGTGGCATGTCATCTGCATCTACATTGCGCCATTGATCGCCATTAAAGAAAGCCCAGTTTGTATCAACCATATTATAATAATTTGGTTTTAATTGATTATTGTATTTCTTCCCTGCTTCGTAAAGTTTCCAGGCTTTTGTTTTATCCATTAGTTCACCTTCTTACCGTATGCCTTATGCTCATCATAGGACATTAGATTATTAAACTGTCGAGCTTTCTCTATTTGTTTTAATCGTTGTTCCTCATCTTCCATTACAATCACTTTAGGAGTGTTCTTCTTACCTAGTAAATACCCTGCACCTAGCATTAGTATTAAACCGATGGTTACACCCATTCCTGATAAGAATAGAGCCATTTAAACACCTTCTTCTTCTTTCTTATCTCGTAACTGAATTGTTGTAATTAATGTTTCAGGGTCTGTTAAGATCACAATTTCCTGGTCTAAATCAAATGTATCTTCTGGTTTAATCTCAAATGTACCACCTAAAGCCTTTAACATATTCGCTACTAATATTAATAATTCATCTTGTTTTTTCATTTATCCACCTTCTTTTGTAATTCTTCAACTACAGCAGCTAATCTACCGACAACTTCTTCATATCTTCGAGCGACAGGATTAATACCTATAACTCTTTCTATTGTTTTGTTGTATTCCCTTACTTCATCTACTATCTTTCTAACTCTACAATCACAATATAACTGTTTAAATGGATTGTAAGTATATTCTGTCTTGTCACAATGCTTACACATTAATTTACGTTTAAACATTACATCACCATTTCGTTATAGATTTTATTCGAGGTTTCTTCCCTGTTATCTGTCTAACCATCTTCTCATGTTTCTCTTGTGGTGTTGGGTTGTCAGGATCATGTTCAGTTTTCTTAAACTCTTTATGCTTCATTACCTCATCATTTAACGCATAGCGTACAGCATCTATACTATGATTGTTTAAATCAGGAAATTTCGCTTTAAAATTACCGTTAGCATCTTTATCTAACTCATAGGTTAAGAACTCTCTAGCAGTATCTGGGCAACGTGTGTCATCTATGATGATTTCTTCTAAGTCCTGTAAGAACTTAATACCATATTCAATGCTGTCTGGACCTTTCTTAGCACCTTTAACCCTCAACCCATGTTGTCTAAACTCATGTATAGACTTCGGTTCAGCGCTATCAGCAATAAGAAAGTCATTATTCTTATTTTCTTCTTTAATATGTGCTATCGCTTGTGTATTCGATAAACCTACCTTATATAGTTCATGGTAGATGTATAGTCGTTTACGCTTACGATCGTAATTACATACAACATATGAGAACGGGTCGATGGCATATCCGAAATCACTCCCTCGTTTAACGTTCTCAAACTCTGCTATTTCTTCATCAGTAATAGGTCTTATCTTCACATTGTCAAATACTTCTCCACCTGTACCTGTAACCTCTCCTAAATACTCATGTTGATAAGAATTAGGTTTCGTTTCCTTCAGGTGGTTAGCTTCAATGATAAACTGTTCTCCAAGCCACTCTTTTGGTACAGTTAGATAATTTGAATGATGAGTTAAGCGATCATGTCTAGTTAGTTGTCGTTCTGCATTTACCCAGTTATTTGCACTCTTAGGAGGATTGTATGAATAAAATACACAAAACTGTGTACCACCACGCATAAGCGATTGGTTAATCATCCTTACTTCTTCCATTCCTGCAAACTCATCTAATTCTTCGTACCAAATAAACTTTGTGTACCCTTTACTAAACTTGATTGATTTGATTTTCTTTGGTTTATCAGCACCACGAAAGATAATCTTTTGTCCTGTAGGAATGTACGTTAATACTAATTTTGCTTCTGGTATATCCCAATACTGTGTAACACCTAGTGCTTCAATCGCCCATACAAGCTGTTCATATACCGAATCCCTTAGTGTATCTTTTACTTTCCTCAACACAACAGCATTTGCGTTTACATCTCTCATCATCCCTAAGATGATTTCAACACTAATACAAGATGATTTCGTACTACCACGACCACCACTAAACCAATAATGTGTATGATTCCCTTTTTTAATATCCTTGTGGATGTCATAAAACGATGGAGCAATTACATTTGATAACTTAATCATCTAAATATACAGGCCTATATCTATTTTTCCATATTTAATACGTTGCACTGTTACTTGACTTATATTATTAAGACTAGCAATAACCTTCATTTTAACCCCTTTACTAATTAACGATTGTACATTTTCAATAATCTCTTTAGTTAATTTCACATTAGGGTTTTTATAACCTGTTTTATCGGAACTCTTATTAAGACCGTTTCTAAAAGCGTGTTTCGAATTCTCGCTTTGTGTAGACCATTCTAGATTAGATAAGGAGTTATTCATTTTGTTACCATCTATATGATTAACAGTCTTCTTATTATCTGGATTATCAATAAATGTTTGAGCGACTAATCTATGCACTAGTTGTTGGTCTTTTTTGTTATTAACACTTAAACACACCATAAGATAACCACTGCACTTTTTAGGTTTTAAAATCTTTTTAGTTCGAACGCTATAAACATCACCAATATCATTTATTTTATAAATACCTTCATATCCAGTAATATCAAGAAATTTAACCATATTCTCAATCCTCCAAATCGTCTACAATTGTCACACCAACATTACCACTTAACTCTTTCTTATCGGTCCATAGTGCGTATCGTTTACCTAATAACTCAGCAGCTTTGTTCCGATCATTCACACTTGCACCTAATTCAGCGATTTCAGAACCTTCTTTACTAAACATTACCTTTTGTTCAGTAACCTCACCACGCACGACACTTGTAAGGTATTGAAGGACTTCTTCAGCACTCGCAATGCGTTTATCTTCAAGTTGTTTCATACGTTCATCAATATACGCGCGAATGTGAAGTTTCGTTAAGTTTTCACAACCTATCTCTTTTGCTGTCTTTTTACTGTAACCTGCTTTAATAGCTGATTCAGTAGCGTTTAAACTCTCTATATAAAAATCACAAAATGCTTTCTGTTTAGGTGTTAATCTGTTTTCTTTCATATCCCACCACTTCCTCGATAAACTCTTTATAAAATTATCTTCGCCCCCACCTGCTTTATGAAGATATATCCCTGTTACACTAAATGTAACTCACCAAATAAAAAAGAGTCCCTCACTCGAATAAAGGACTCTTTTACCATTCATTATTACATTGTCAAAGATCATATAAAAGGGGAACTTTTATACTTGTGCAAATAAAACTACAAACTACTGTTACAGTGTATATAATATAAATATTTTCTGTTCTTACTCAGAAATATTTACTTGAAAAGTATTTTCCGATACTTCTCTATTTATTAGTATATTCTTTATTTCCTTTATTTTCTATCTTCTCGTGTACCAAATAGTGCCATGTTACGTTCTTGTTTCGTAGAGTGCAGTATCACTTTTCATCGAATTCAAATCCTGCATTTTCTAATTCTTTGTAAAATTCTTCATCTGACATATTACCGAATATAGAGTCTATTTCTTTTTGGACTTCTTCATCTGTAACAAAATCAAAATCTTTTTCATTAAACATAACTACATATCCATTTGTGTAAACTCTGATTCTCCCACTAATGCCACCGTTTACTATTTCTGCATTGTATGTTTCTCCTGCAACAATTCCCAAAAAACTGTCATTACGTTTTGCTTTAACCTTCATTTCTTCAACTCCTTTTATGTCCCTATAATTGTCGATAACCTATTGTCTCGTAGAGTGCATTACTTTTTGTAAATATAAATATCGTAATAAGTTACTTGGTCAAGACCTATTTTATAAATTACATTAGAAAGTAACTTACATTTAAAACCTATTCTTTGTAGTACAAATACAGGGAAACAAACGATATTTATAATAATTATGGATACAATTATTAGTATTGTTTGCCACCAATTAAAGTTAAAATTCATCATTACTTCCACCTCCATTTGTTGCACAATATTTGTCTAGTGTTCATCAAATCAAATAAAACGCTTCAGCCACCAAACTAAGTAATTCATTCTTTTCTCTGTAATACTGCCTTCTACTTATCTTTAAATCACTTATTACATCATCATCAAAGAAACCGAATATATACCGTTTCTCCCATATATGCTTTTGTCTGTCGTGTAATTCATTGTGAAGGATGTCTAATTTCCGTTTAATCCTTGTCTTCTCTTGCAATCGTTCTTCTATATCCTCAATCTTAATATACATTGATTCGATCGTGTTACTCACTTCACCATTACTAGAGCTTTCTCTTAACTCATATGAAGGAGTGAGCTTTATTTGTGGTAAATCATACTTTAGATTTTCGATTTGAGCATCTATATATCGGTAACTGGATAGTATTTTCTCTGCTTTCCTACGTATAACAGATGTAAGTTTAAATTCTTCATATACCTGTTCCACTTAAACTCCCCCTTGATTTAAATCCTTCATATCCTTTAACTGTATCTTCAAGATGTTGATATACTCCGTTGTACTTGTATAAGCGTTTTTCCACCTCATACAATTAGCTTCTGCAACTGCTTCTTCTCGTCTAAA